TTATGGCGCTGGTGCAGCAGGATCTGGAAAACGCGCCGGAGCGGATTCGCCAGAGCGAGGCGTTGGTGAGGAAGCTGGTTTAGCATTTGCCGGAAATTTTTTATAAAGCGTGGAAACACCGACATCATAAATAATCGCCACCTGCTGCCTGGTTTCTCCGGCAGCAATTAACCTTCCAGCCTGTGCCCATTGCGTTGCCGACAGTTTCGGCCGCCTACCGCCAACTCGTCCTTCAGCCCTTGCCGCAGCTAGTCCAGCTCGGGTTCTTTCGACGATAAGCTCGCGTTCCATCTCGGCTAACGCGCCCATAACGTGAAAGAAAAAACGCCCCATCGGCGTAGAGGTGTCAATACTGTCCGTCAGGCAGCGGAAGTTAATCCCGCGCGTTCGGAGTTCTTCAATCAGCGAAACAAGGTGACGCATACTGCGGCCAAGCCGATCCAGCTTCCAGACGACTAATGTGTCGCCTTCACTGAGCGTTCTGAGTACCTTTTTTAACCCCGGCCTGTCCGCCGTTTTCCCGCTGATTTTATCCTCAAAAATCAGCTCACATCCTGCGCACTCCAATGCATTTTTCTGCAACGCGGTATTTTGGTCATTTGTTGACACCCTGACATAGCCTATCAGCATGGCTTTTTGCCTCATAAAAGGCTGAAAGCATGCCACGGAGAGGCAGGCTGTGCATTTTCTTAAAGGTTGGTTTGGGAGAAGCTGCGAACAAGGATGTTGGAACAGGAGTAGGACAGATTCCTGATATGAGTGTTTTTTCGTATGGGAAGAATTGGTTTAAATTACCTTCAGGCCATATTATTCAATTTGCATATTGTACTGCAGGTACAGGTATTCGTGATAGCTGGCCGATAACAAATTATCCGATTCCTTTCCCTACAGAGGTTATATGCCCACCAATAATTACACACAGTGGACCAGGAGCAGCGGCTGTTGATATAAATGTAATAGCTGACACTATGGACTCATTAGCATCATTCAGGGCTGGGTGTAATGTTCCAATGGCGCAAACATGTGCATATATAGCAATTGGAAAATAGTTTTCATTTAATAAATAAGGGCTGAGCTACTTTATGGATCATAGCTTCAGCCATCTTGATGGGAGTGATTATATAGATGGAATATTTAACCAATTAACATTTGGAGCAGTGGAGGTATCAATTGCCTTCATCGCTTTGATATATTCCATCCATGCGATTAGTTTTTCTTTATCTGCACTACTGATAATACCCAGGGTGAGCTCTGTACGCCAATCAGCAGTAACTCTATTTGCTTCACTCAGAAATGCTTGCCGTTTTAGTTCAGCCTCAGAAATATCACCTGCTTTCTGAGCTGCGATATCCGTCACCCACTTTTCACCATCCCATTTATCATAGACGGTTGTAGGAGGGGTTGTCGTTGTGTCTGATGGATAGTCACCTAAGGTTGAAATAATAACCTCCTCACCGTTTGATTTTCTATAAACAGTTTCGCCTCTATGGTCGAGTGTATATTCCCAAGTGGCAATATTAGTGTTGCGACAAATAGCATAACCTTTCTTGTTTACCCATGGTGCATCAATGCATGTATTTGCAGGTAAACCAACACCTACAGGAAGGTATTCTATAGCAGATGAAATAAACTCCCGATTTTCTTCATGAAAGTTATAAACTAAAACATCCCCAGGGACGATAGTAATCATATGATTGTTTAATTCTGCCTTTGCCATTACGCCGCCCTTAAAATGTAGTTAAATGAAATATTGCGAACGCGAGTTTCAGCAGCTGTACGCACTGCTCTAGAAGCATCAAATGACCAATTGCAGGCGCCGTATCCTATATTTTCATTAGTAGATGGTGTTAAGCCAACAGATGCCATCTGCTTGCCGTCTTGTCTGAAAGGACCTGTATAAACAGTGTCTACAAATAGTTGTGTTCTTCCAAATTGACCGACAATATTTTGAATTGCGTCTGCCTGATAGGTACTGATTCCTCGCCCAGCATCAACCCCTCTTCCATCATCCCAACCACGAATAAACTCTCCACGTAAATCAGGTAGCACAAGCGCTGGATATACCAGTGCCAGCTTTGGATATTGAACAGCCGAAAACGCCGCACCATTACATTTCAACCATCCGGCCGGCGGAATCGAAAGCGGCCACGGTACTGGCACACCGACAGGCAAAGCAGACCCCTCTCCCAAACCAAGGTTTGCGAGAGCCGAAGAAACCGCCGCGGCGCCATCGGCCTTGATATCCGCGAAGGGATTCTGGCGGCTGAGATATTGCTTCCCGAAGCCGGTGGTTAGCTTCGCGAGGAAAGCGGCGATATCGCCATCGTCCAGCACGTCTTGCCCGCTTTTATCGCTAACGAACTGAGCCAGCGCGGCGGCAATAAAGGACGTCTGGCGCAACGCTTTATTCACCTGTGCGCTGCTGGCCTTACCGCCGGCAAAGCCGCTTAACAGCGCGGGCAAATTTTCCCATTCATTTTGCGGCGTGACGTTGGCGTCAGGCCTGGTTGCAAAAGGTTTAAACTGATTTGTAGCCATTAGAGTTTTCTCTCCCATGCGCCGTCGTCAAAACCGGCGATATAGTGATTGTTGATATCAAAACCAAAGAATTTGCCGCCCTGAGACGGCGCTTCAACCGAAGGTGTCTGAATATCCCCCGCCCAGACTCCCGCCGCTTTCACCGTCAGGTAGCCCTGCTTGATGGCCGCGAGAAGCTCAAGCGAAACGTCGGCGATATCCGTTTCCGGCAGAACCCATACGGAAATGGTCATGTCCTGGTTGTCGACGATTTGCATGCGCATCCCCGAACCTGTCGTGGCGGCATCCAGAATCGCGGGCAGCGTGTCGTTCTGCCCGTCCCAGTTGTTAATAGCGATTTTTGCCTTGAGGATGATGCGGTAGGTTTCATCGCTCAGTGAGGTGTAGCCTGCATCAGGATCGTAAGGCCCCTGCCACACGCCCTGGTCGTAGCCCAGCCCGTCGGTGTCCCAGCTAAAATAGACGCCGGAAATAGGCTGGCTGACGACGCGGCTCCGTCCGACCCACTGGCCTAACGTATCAAGCTGGACCCCAACCGCGGTGTCGATATCAAACGCGTTGATCAGGCTTTCAGCTGTACTTGCGGTCTCAGTGAACGGACGGGTACTCAGGTCTACATGGGCAAAAAACAGGGGCTTACTGGCGTGGTAGCTGGTGATGCGCCCGGTATATTTACTCATGAGCCCACCGTGATATTGATGTTGTCCACGCTGCAGGAGGCGGCTTCGCTGTAGCCGATATTGACGTTAGCCGCCGCGACCGCAGAGGATGATTTACCGATCTGCAAGTCGGTGATGTCGTAATAACGCGCTTTCCCGCCGCTGACCACGCCAAGGTTTGCCGGGGAGTAAATGCGGCTCAGCAGCACGCTATCCCCAATGTCCAGGCCGTTGATGTAGTCGGCAATTGCCAGCTTCATCTGCTCGCCGATTTGCGACGTATAGCCGGTGAAAACTTTAAGCACAATGTCGACGTAAATCGGCACATTACCTGGCCGCGAGAAAGCAATCGTATGGGGATTGCCGTAGAGATCGGGCACCACAATGGACGTAGAACCGAAGGTGGCAACGCCCTGCCCTTTTTTGCCCCTGATCGTCTGAGCAATTTCCGTCACATCCCCGCCGTCAACAATCGCGGCAATAGAATGTGGAGGAAGACCATTAGCGTTGACGGCCCCGGTATCATTTTCGTAGAGCTTATGCCGCGTTACACCTGAAACGTTAGCGATAGCCCCCTCAACCGCCTCAAACGGCGTGAGCGCAGGTAAGGCGACGCTCTGCGACTGCCGGATACGCAATTCGGCATCGGTTTCTGCCGCCACGCCCGGCGTCGCCGCCTGAGGGTTCGTTACCGCTGCCCAGCCGCGAGTTGGTGTTCCCATCACGGTAATAGTGCCCGCAGGCGCAATCATCACGCCGCTGCTGGCACAGGTTGCCGTTGCTATTACCGTGCCAGTAACGCCAATAGAAACCGTCTCAGGCAGCAGCCATACAGCCCCGTTGTCATCTCTGACGGAACCGCTGGTTATGGTAGTTCCAGGTACGCCTGTCAGCAGCAGATCTACCGTCGAGAAAGTCGCCGCACGCCTGACGATGCCGTTGATCTTGACGTTGCTCGACAGCGCCCGCCCCATTGCCGTCGCCGGGGAAAAACTGTTGTAGACGGCAACCGCCGCGTTGTTGGCGTCATGAATGGCCAGCGCCACCAGCGAGATGAGCTGCCCGTCTTTGCTGTCCGGCTCCAGGTACGCATCGGTGCCGTAGATTTGCCTGAATTCATCCATCAAAACCCCGAGAAGGCTCTGATAATCAGGCGCGGTTATTCCCTGGGCCGTTACCGTTGCCGATAACCCCAGCGTTTCAGAATTGAGGGCCATTTATGCCTCGCTGTTTAAAGTGGTGGGACCGTAAACGGTGTCGATGGTGGCGTTGAAGGTTACGGTACGTTTTTCAGTTCGGGCGGCGGTCACGTCCAGCACGGACTTTACGCCTGTCGTCTGGCTTACCCGGTCAATCAGCATTAACACCCAGCTATCATCCTGCTGTTTGCCGAGGACGGACTGGCGGTAAGGCGTTCCTGCACGCTTATCCAGAAACCATTCCCCCCGCCACAGCTTAAGCCGCGTGCTGACCGCCTGAGCCACACATTCCGGCGAGTTTTCCAGGAAGGTACTTTCCCCCTGGCCGAAGGTGTAATCGCCGCTGCTGCTCTCTCTGCGGTATTTCATACTGGTCCTCCCGTATTCGATCCGCCAGGCTGCACGCCGCCGTGGCGGTGCTTCGTCAGGCTTATACCTCTGGCCGTGACATCACCGCTCACGGTTACGTTACCGTTGATATTTACCTCGCCGGTCAGGTCAATGCTGGCCGCCGTCGCGGTGAGTTTTCCCGGCGTGGTCAGCGTGATGCCGTGGCTGCCGGGTTCCAGTTCAACAAAGGCTTTGCCGTCTTCGCTGCGTAGCTGAACCGCCGTGATGCTGATACCGCTGATTTTTTTCGCCTGTGACTGCGGGCCGGGCAGCACGAAAGCATCGGACAACGAGTGCTGGCGAGCATCAACTGGCTCCTGAATACCGCCGCTCTGCCACCAGAAATCAATGGCGCGATCGGCAAAAATGACCAGGCATTCGTCCCCCTTTTTAAGAGGAAAAGTCAGCGAGCAGCCGCCGCCATGTGGGAAAACAACAGGCACATCCACCAGCAGCGGGTAATTGACCGGAGTGGCCTTGCCGTCGCTGCCTGTTCTGGCCCCCCGGATAGCCGGTGCAACTTCACAGGTGACAGAAACGGGGTCGAAAGACTGAATAATGCCGGGTAATGCGACCCGTAGATCGTTACTTAATGCGGCCCGGCTTGCCGCAAGCGTATCTGCCAGCTCGCCGCTAAGAGCCGAAGTCGTCAGAGCCATGATTCCTCCAGGGATAAAAAAAACCCGCTGCTGCGGGCTTAGGCTTGTGGTTTAGAGGCCGGGCTTGATTGCCAATTTTCTTCAGCCTTGTCGACAGGCTGGCCAGCCGGGTAGCACATCATGGTCATATACCAGTCATTCGCGCGGGTATCTCCGCTGTAGGCAATGCCATAAATGTCATAAATACCGTCCGGAGAAGGCCGGATATAGTCATCCTTAGCAAGCAAGGCAGGCTTATAGAGCGTGTTTTGATCTAACTTCACCTGCCCGTGGAGCAGGATTGTAGGGTTAATCAGGCATTTCAGGGTTACGCCAGCGTTGGTAGACGTTTGCGGCCGCCCAATCAGGCCACTCTGGCTGTTAAGACTCACGGGCGGGTGTGCTTTTTCAGCCGCGCTGTAATAGTCCAGCCTGTCATTCGACAGCTTCCAGCTGGCCTTGCACAGCTTGCCGATTTGATCGAGGTAGCTGCTGACCTTGCCGTGGAAGGTATACCCTCTGGGAAACTTCGTTTCGGGAAAAGGCGGCAGCCTGCCGGGGAGAATCAAAAAGGGTTTCAGGGCGCCAGCCGCCAGCTGGTACATGTCATGTACCGTGTAACCTTTAGCAAGCGTTGCGCTGAGCGTCGCCGACATCAGAGCCTCATGGCCATCAATAGCCTGAATTAAAATCCAGTCATCTGGGGTATCCTCTCGCCCCGTCATCCAGATGCGAATGTCACCGCTAAAGATGACCCCAAAGTTCATGCCATCTCTTGGCCCCCACTCAACAGGTTCGACAACCCTGATTTTTCCCACTTCACCGCTGCTTACAACCGGTTCTAATCCGTTGTAGCCCGCAATCAGCCGGATTTTGCTGTACTCCTTTTGTGCAATACGATTCACGTTGTCCGGCGCGAGATTATAGATTTTCACCTCGGCCGTTTTGGGTGAGCTGCCGGCATGCCAGTCGACTTTAAACGTCACCTTAAAGCCAGAGAGCGCAATACCGCTGCCGTCTTCCTTCAGAAGCTGGAGCTCAAAGTGGCGGGACCAGTTATCACTCATCTTCCCCCCTTAAGTTGCCGTCACGAAATAAAGATGGCTGCCGTTGCCGAGATTAGTTTTACTCGGGTAATCCTGAGCTTCATCGTCACAGCCAACCCATAGTCCTCCGCTGAAACCAAGCCAGGCATATGGGGCCAATAAATCTCCCCCCGTTACCAGCGGGATCCCGTTCACGATGGGCCGATTGTCGGCATCGAGAATATCCAGGATCCAGCCCGCCGCATCCCGATAAAGTAGCCGCATGCGCAGGGTTTGCCCGCCAAGCTGAATCGTAAATATTTGGTTATCCGCGCTGAGAGGAATTTCTGCAATTGACATTTTTTCTCCTCATTTTGTTTCCGTCTGAAGCGGCGTGATTTTGACCGACCCCATCGGGATGGTAACCACTTTTTCGCCCTTATCGCCGACTGAAGTCGTCGTTACCCCTTCATCCATCGCCGTTTTAGGCGGCGCAGGGCGCGCTTCCGTGGTCGTCATTAATACTTCCGTCAGCACCAGCTTGCAGCCAAGAATGTTTTCCGATTTGGCTCCGGTCGTCACCGTCAACGTTGTGATAAGCATATTGTCGTAGGAGCGGCGGCGGGTGATGACCTTAAAGGGTTCTGCTTTTGTCTGTAGATCAATCAGTTGCTGGTAAATTTGTGCTGGGCTTGGGCCCGCATTTAGCCAGGAGCCGATCGCAGCCGTATTGGCAAAGTCGACCAGTGAACCACCGGCTTTAAAAAAGCAATCAATCGTTAACTCGCCGGGCTCTGCCCAGGCATGGTCGCTGATATTCGGGCCAAACTCGACGGGATGAGAGGCGATTTTCAGCGTGTCCTTATGGACTTCGCTGACCACCACATCCGGCACCAGAAAACCGGAGAGGCTCGTGCGCGGCTGGAAGTAAGCACCAAAAATATTCATTAGCTCATCCTCCTGTCATACTGCTGCGCCAGCTGAGAATTGACGTTGAACAGGCGCTGGGATGTCTCAGCCGCCGCCAGACGAGGGTCAGAGACGCCATTAACGACGATATGGGTATTACTGTTAATCGTGGGAGAATGCGTAGTACTGTTGCTCGCCGTGGAGAAATCGCTCGAGGCCGCCAGACGTTCATTGCTGCCAACACCTGCTGGAAGCAGCATTGAGACAGGATCGGGTTGGCTGAGATTGTTGACCGCATTTGATAACTTTCCGCCAGTTCCTTTTTCTTCATCTCCAACGAGCCAGCCCTGGAATTTTTGCCATCCCACAGAGAGTTTCTCTTTAACAATTCCTGCTGCACCATCCGCAATTTTGGTTGCTGGAGTCTGAAACAACCCGTTTGATACCAATAACTTGCCGATATTGGCCGCTTCTGCCCAGTTCCCCTCTTTTAGCGCATTGATCAGATTCCCAATCAGTTTTAGCGTGGCGCCCAACTGATTAAAGTTGTCCAGAAGCCCCTTAAAGATGGTGCTGATAGACCACTTGCTGAAATCGATGCCCAGCAGGCTGCCAATATTAACAATGAGGTCTTTTATGGTTTTCGCGAGGCTGCCGATCGCATCCGCAGCCATTTCAATAACAGGTCCCCATTCTCCCCAATCAATAAAGCTCTCCTCCCCGGCTTTCCATTTCTGATAGTCGTTATAAAGCAGACCAATGGCCGCAGCCAGTGAGAGGATAATACCTATAGGGGACGCGAGAAATGCGCTGTTCAGGACCAGCCAGGCGGCGGTTAACCCCGCTAAACCGCCTATTAAGCCCTGAGAACCTTCGTCAAGACGATCCCACCAGGCCATCACGTCGGTAACCCAGTCGATGGTGCCGCTCAGCGCATCAACGAAAATATCAGCAAATCTTTCAACGACGCTGCCAACTTTGTCCAACACTCGTTCAATTTGTGGCGCTTTAACCAGCATTTTTTCGGCAAGCCTCTCGACGGGCGCAGCCAATTTTTCTGCCAGATCGCCACCTGATTTTGCCACTAACAAATCAAACACGGAGCCCGCTTTACGCCAGGACTGCATAAATTTTTCGGACTGGCCGGCACTTTGCTCTGCGCTGCCGCCAATTCGCAGCGACAGCCCCTGATACTCATCGGCAAACTGACCTAATCCCCGCTGCATCGCGTGCAGCGTGTCGTCATCAATGCCCAGATTCAATGCATAGAAATCAGCACTTTCTTTGTTTACGGACCCCAAGGAACGAGCAACCTGCGCGAAAATATCGGCGTTATCCCGTTTTAAACCAGCGTCATCATGGGTTTTTACGCCAAGACTTTTCAAAAGACTTTCGTGCAGAGTGTCGCCATTGGCATATTCACTGACATTTTTAATCGACTTTTGCAGCGCGCCAGTATCCGCACCTGACTGGCTGGCACCGTATTGCAGTGCTTTAAATGTCTCTAAATCGGCATCCAGAGACTGAGCTGACTGAGCATCCTGCTCCATGCCTGTCAGCTGTTTTTCAAACCAGGATCCCGCTTTTGTTAGCGGAGAGAGCACCCGATTACTGAAACTTTCAAAACTTTTGGTGAGTTTTTCAAAATCAACTTTTGCCGCCCCTTCTTTTCCCTTTTTCAGCGTTTTATCCAGTTCCTCAAAAGCAGCGTTGATTCGCGAGCTGAGGTCTTCTTGATAAAAAAAATCTGGTATCGGGACGTAAGGAACAAGCTGTGTACTAGCGCTCATTTTCCTCTCTCCAGCGTGTGACACAGGCCTTATTATCGGCCTGCATCTCGAGATAATCGTTCATCAGCGCAATGTCGTAGAGATCCACCGCGCCGCTTTTCAGATCCAGCCAGCCGAGGGCGAAGACCTCCGCCGGGCGAAGAATATAATCTTCACCGCCGGGCAGAGTCTCCAGCATCAGGCTGCCGACGGGGCCGGGCAATCGCCGCCGGGGAGTTCTTGCAAAAAATTTCCCAGCGAGTCGGCCACCACCCGGGCCACGAGCTGCAGCAGCGTCATCAGGTCGATATCGTCAAAGGACAACGCGCCCTGACTAAAGACCGGCACCCAGCTCTTCATGTGCTCACGCGTCACGACCGAAAGGCACGGATACAAAATGGTGTTACAGTCCTCATCGCTGAGGTCGGCAAGGGTACGAGCAATTTTTGGCAGCACGGCTTCGAGGGCGTTACCGCCCTCCTTTCCCTGTAAGCTGCGAAAATCACCAACAACGCCAGCAAGGACCGGCAGCAGCTTGCGTGCAACGCTGAGCTGCTCAAAAACGCCGAGCTTGCCAATGCGGTAGTTAACCGCTTTCAGGGTGATTTCCATGGCTTAGAACTCCCCGAGCTGCTGGTCGATTTTGCCGCAGTCAAACTTCCAGTCCATGGTGCCCGCATCCTTACCGTTGCTGTTGGCCGGGAGCTGAGAAAACGCCACGCCGCTTGCCGAAACCAGGTCACCAGATGACGTATTGCGCACCACAATAGTGTTCCGTCCCCACATCGCAGAAGAGAGCGTTTGAGCGTTGTATGCCTGCATCAGCTTTTTGTTCACCGGGGAGGTTTTCATCAGCGTCACGGTAATAGAACCGTTTTTGGCCGGAGACAGGTTGTGCATCACTTCGCCGTCAATCCCGACGGTCATGGTGTTCTTCGGCCCAGCCATTTCCACTTTGATCCCGGCGTCGCCGTTCGCGCTGCCCGCGCCCAAATCAATCACCCCGGTTGGCCCCACGAGAGAGGCCGTTACATCCATAAAAGAATAAGTACCCATTTAAATCTCCTTAACGAACAACATTGATTTCGACGTCGGCAAAGTGCACGGCACCCGCCAGTTTGCAGGCCACCTGAATCACCGGCGCTTTCCGCGCTTCGCGATCTGACTGCGCCTGAGTGGCCACCGCCGGAGCGTAGACGTAGTAGCCTTTGGTCAGCGTGTCGCCAGAGGCAAGCTGGCCGATATCAGAACCGTTCCAGATGCCCGGCGCCACCAGGCCATTGGTGACCGCCTGGGCCATAGAGTGCTCAACGTTGCTCAGCAGACGGGTGACGCCGGCATCGGTTTGCGGGATTTTGGTAGTGCTGGTGTAAAGCAGGTTATAGAGATTGGTCTGCACATAGTTTTGCAGCCAGTCGAGGCCGTGGCGCTCATCAATAAAGCTACCGTTGCTCATCACGCCTTCCTGAATAATGGCGGTGTCATTGCTGTAATTAACAAAGACGTTGGCATTTTTCGCCGACAGAGCGTTGATTTGCGTTTGGGTCAGCGTTTCTGCGGTAATCCCCGGCTCCTGCTTGAATTTCAGGGTGATCGTGGTGTTATTGCCGTTGAAATTAACGGTAAACGCACGGCCAAACAGGGAGGCTGCCGCAAACGGCGTGGCGCTGGAGTACTGACCAAAAGTGTGAGCGAACTTAGCCGCTTTCAGCTTGCTGAAGACATCGGTGCTGTCGTTAGCATCCAGCGCTTTGGGGCTGGCGGAAGTATGGCCAAAAATACGGGAAACGCCGTCACCTTCAATCACCGCCGCCACGGCCAGCACGGCTTCATCGGTAATCGTGTCGTCGGCAATCACCAGGCCATACCAGTCGGTCGAATGTGCGCTCAGCACGGAGACGCACTCGGTGATAGTTTCGCCGGCCTTGCCCTCGCTCTCTTCTTTTACCCAGCGCCCGATATACAGGTCGGCAGGCTGCGGGGACTGCTGGTAGTAGAGGCTGGCAGCTTTGTATTCCGGGGCTTCGAGGCCAAAGTCGGCGGCCACGCCGGTCAGGCTGGAATAAGCACGCATACGCTCTTTTGCGTCGATAACGTTGCTCGCGCCTACGACCAGCAGCGCACCATAGTTACGGGACTGCGCCGCACGTGGCGCCATATTCACTGTCACGCTGACAATGTTAGATACAGGTAAACCCTGTGACATAGCTTACTCTCCAATAATTTTTACTGCGGATGAAAGGATGGAACGAATACCGTAGCGCCGCGCAATGCTGCGTTTTAACGTCACGGTGAGGGTGTAGCGGCGTAGCCACTGGTTGTTGATAAATTCAGGGTCCGGCGTGATTTCACCGCACTGCAAAAATGTGAGATCCAGCCTGTTCAGCTCGGCGTTGTTTTGCGGCACGTTCAGGCCATCGCGAAATAGAGCAGCCACCGCCTGGGCTCCTGGACCATAAAAGCCGCAGGTGACGTCAACGGATTCGGTGCTTTGCAGCACGCTCTGGTCGCTGTCCTGCGAATGGAAGAAAGGCGCTTCAGCCTGCTTCACGTTGGTAAAAAAGTCACACCAGGTAATGCCAGCTTCCGGCGTGGCGGGCGGTGGGTCGCTCCACTTCGCCATCACCATTTCCGGCGGCAGGCCTGATACGCCGACTATCCAGCCTGTAAGATCCGCATCGAGTGCATCGTCGTAGTGTGGCGATGCCCCCAACGGCGTCAGAAAGCCTGGACGCGTGGTGTCATTCATTGATTTCTCCAAAGAAAAACCGCCCGCAGGCGGTTAGGTTCAGGCTTACAGTCCCTTCGCTTGCAGGCGAGCCAAATGGTCGACGTACAGTTTCACTGGGTCGGTGTTGTTGGCGACCACGCCGGCCAGCTGGTTAATGGCATCAACGTGATCCATTGAATAATCCGAGCCAATCACCTTGCCCAGATGGCTGCTGTAGCGGCCGACCAGGCCGTCGTTCTGGAAACGTTCGTTGGTAAACAGGATGGAAAATGCCAGCATGGCGACGTGCAGCGGGTCCAGGTTGTTCATCCCCTGATGCAGCGGGTTGTAGTCGATAATCCCGCTCCATGAGTAGTAGTAAACGCCGTTATCCAGCTCTTTACCCTGGCCGCCCCACTCTGCCGGAAGCCCCTGCGGGTACTTCTTGTTAAAGGCCGCCACCCCTTCGCTGGTCAACGCATCCAGAGCGTCGACGCCGGATTGAGGCAGGCGAGGCTCACCGGCCAGGGCAGAAAGCAGCTGGCCAAAGGCCGACAGCGCTGCATTAGCGATAGACTCCGGCAAGCGCCCCGGCTTCAGCGCCAGGCGAACCAGGTCTGCGACTTCAGAGCCGTGGTTAACGCCGTTCACGGAGGTCACCGAGGCGATAAGATCCGGATGGGTCGCCGCGACGTAACGACAGGCCAGCGGGCCCTGGCTGTGGCCGATCAGGTTAACTTTCGCCGCACCGGTTTCGGCCTGCACTTTACGAACAAACTCAAGCAGCTGTTCACCGCGCATCTCATTGCTGTTCAGCGCGGAAAGCGTGGCGATGTAAACCTTAGCCCCGGCCTTCTCCAGCGCCTCTTTGATGCCGTAGAAATAGGGATAGATCCCGCCGATTTTGTCGAAACCCAACAGGCCGTGAACCAGAACAATCGGGTACTTCAGGGATGTAGACATAGGAATGACCTCTTTGACGTAGGAATAAAAAAGCCTCGAAAATTCGAGGCTTATCTCAGGCACTGATTGCGGATGTACTCCTGCAGCCCCGCTAGCTGCTTGTTGCTCGTTTCGATACGCTCCCGGAGACGGAAATAATCCCGTTCAGCGGCGTCAGTAAGTCCGGGGGAGACTGCATCATCCAGCCCGGAGGTGGAGGTGGGGCGAGGCACTGTTTGGCAGGTGGCGCTGACGCGCAGCCGCCGAGCACCAGCGGCCACATCACGCTGCAGATTTTCAATGGTGAGCCTGGCATGGGTTAACTCCTCGCTATAGTGAGCATCAAGCCCGGCGACAGCCCGCTGGCGTTGCACAAGGTTTTGCAGTTCAGTTTTCTGTTGAGCAAGCTGCTGCAAAGCTGACTCAGCCCTTTGCTTTTGAGCGTCATAGCGCTGATGAAACCACCAACAGCTCGCGATAAGCAGAGCAAAAACCACCAGCACAATCGGGGTGACCGGCTTCATTTTTCCGCCTCCGGCCAGCGACAAAGCTGGTACTCGACTTCGCGACGGTTGATTAGCCCTTGCCACTGTTTGCCGCCCGCCCAAATCCATTTTTTCAACCCGGCGCAGGCCTGCTCGTAATTTCCGGCATTTAACGTCCTTAGCACGGAGGAGCGCAGGAAGGCGGTGGTCCCGACGTTATAGGTAAAGCTGATTAATGCCGCGCGTTGGTACTCACTAACCGGAACGGTAACCGCTTTTGATACCGCCTGTGCTGCGGGGCGGAGATCTTTATCAAGTAAGGTCTGGCACTCTGATGGGCTGTACGTTTTATCGGGAATAATGTCATTGCCGGTATGGCCGTAACAGACCGTGAGCACCCCGGCGACATCGTAATACGGCCTGTAGCTCACGCCTTCAAGCTCGGGCAGTAGCGTGCCGGCGATGGTCAGAGCGCCCGCCCCTGACAATCCGAATAATGCTTTTCTGAGTCCGGGAGAAAGAGCCATTAGCTGCCTGCCTTTTTCAGTACCTCGCTGACTGCCCTGACAATCTCAATCTGCTCGGCTCGGTTTCGGTTCTGCAAGTCATCCACCAACGTCTGGAGGATGCGGGTGCGCTTTTGGTCTTCAAGGCGCTGTCGGCGAGCATCCAGCCTGCCTCCCAGCCACGAAGCCAGTGAAATCAGTACGCTAAGCAGTCCGAATATCATGTAGACCATATCCTGTGTCGTGATACCCAGACCGGCGGCAAGCGCCGCCAGCCACGCAAAAGACTGCGTGACCAGATTTGCGGGTTGGTCATTCATGGGGGAACCTTCGGTTGAAGTGTCGAACTGCCGTTGGGGTAAAGAAGGACTGCGGTATTAAATCAGCGGGATAGATTTCCCACGTCGGGTTTGCCTGCCGGAAGCCTGCGGTAAGCCGGACTCCGTCATCGGCGCCGCCTGATAAACACTTCTCTGCCTGGCGTCCAGCTTCTGACGCAGCCGGGAATGGTATTCAGCCTGCTGGATGATTTGCAGGCCATAAATGTTAATGACCTCCAGCGCCTTATCAGGCCGGGGCGTAGATTTGCGGGTTAACGAAAGAATGGGCCTTGCGTTAGGTTTTGCCCTCACCCCAACGAAAAGCGGGTTAGCGGCTTTCCAGACGGCCTGCTTAGCTTCGCGGCGCTGGCGGCGGCGTGTCTGTGCGTCCATACAACCTCCTGTCAATCAACTTTGGTGATATCTCTGCGATATCCCAAAGCTTCTTGCTTTGGTGTATGTGCCCTTTTTCAGGGCCTGATGTTAAGGAGCGTTCACTTGCCTTGTGAGTCGGTGCGTCTTGCCGATGAATTGATATTGAACCAATGGTACAAATCAGTCAAGAACCAAAAGTACGAATTATAGATAAAAAAATGCAAAAGTAAGCTAACCATCTAAAATACAAAGTAAAAAAAACCCGCTTGCGCGGGATTCGAAACATCAGCAGGAGAGAAAGGATTCATGCGTGACGGCGAATCGAATGGCTATACATCACCCGGCCAATGATTTTGAGATTCTGTTCGTTCTCTTCGCTGATGCGCCAGTCGGCATATTTGGGGTTGTCCGAACGCACCAGCAGGCAGTCGTGGGTCATTTGCAGGCGCTTCACCAGCAGTTGCCCTTTATAGAGGAACACGTAAATCCCGTCCCCGTCGAAATAATCTTTGCCGATGTCCACAAAGATATAGTCGCCCAGTTCGATGGTGCCGGACATGCTGTCGCCGGTGACGGTAATCACCTTGATCGTCGACGCAGGCCGGTGGCCAAACAGTTCCAGCGCCTCCTGGCTGTCGTAAACGATATGGTTGATTGTCTCAGTCACTTCGCTGGAAATCAGCCGCCCCGGCCCGGCGCTGGCTTCTATATCCAGCACATCGATGCGGAACCCCTGCTCTTCGCGCGGCTGGAAATCGTAGATTGCCGCCTCTTCTGAATGGGCGGCATTTTCACGCCCTTCGGCAACATAGCCACTTTCGCTGCCGTGCTGGAGCCACAGAACATCGGCCTGGAGAAAGGTCGCCAGTTCGTACATCTTGTCCTGCCTGGGCATAGCTTCAGCGTTAAGCCACTTGCTGACGGCCTTGGAGGAAACGCCCAGCGCGCGCGCTATTGCCATACCGCGCCCAAACTCATCGAGGTTTGCTTCGCTGCAGGCCTGCGCCAGCCTGCGGGAGAATGCTTCGCGCAGTTGCTCTCTCTGTACCATAAGTACGATCCTGTCGTGTTTATCGTGACCAATAGTTCAATGATAACACGTACTGAAAGTACACAAAGCACAAAACTTAAAGGCTCAGTGTCATTGGGGATGATTTGCTTTTGTGGTAAAGTGCGCGCCATCGAAACTTCCTTGCTTAAGCAGCTTCGTTTAATCAAATTTAATACTGGTTAAATATACATGCTTTTGCAATTTTTCGAGCGCGAAATGTGAATATATCTTTTAGATCGGCGGGTTCAGGTAACAGGTTGAAATGGCGTTATTAATTACGAAGAAGTGCATCAACTGCGATATGTGCGAGCCGGAGTGCCCGAACCAGGCTATCTCGATGGGAGATTCTATCTACCAGATCGATACCGACCGCTGCACGGAATGCGTTGGCCACTACGAAACCCCGACCTGCCAGAAAGTTTGCCCCATTCCAGGGACGATTATCAGCGACCCGGCGCACAAAGAAAATGAAGAGCAGCTGTGGGATAAGTTCGTGCTGCTCCATCATGCGGATAAACTCTAG